CACTCGAACTTGACTTGCCCGTGGTCGCGTTATCGCAACTCAACCGCAACCTTGAAGCGCAAAACCGCAAACCCGCTCTGTCGGATCTTCGTGAATCCGGTTCAATCGAACAGGACGCGGACGTGGTCATGCTCTTGTCCAAGGAAAAGGAAGTTTCTCCTTCCAGAGACGTCATCCGAATCCACCTCGCGAAAAACCGAAACGGACAAACCGGATACGTCCTTGCGGACTTCGACAAAAGCATTGGTCGATTCTCGACCCACGTTCCGAGCCGATTGAATGACGAAACGCCCGTTTCTCCTTCGGAACCGTCATGGTAGACTTCGGGAAACTACCAAAAGGCACTTTAGAGACGCGAGAAGGGGTCTAATCGTGCGTTTCGGTAAAAAAGAGGGTCAATACCCGCGTGAGAGTAGCAAAAGGCTTTTTAGGGGCGTTAAGGGATTAAGCGAAGTCAAGCGGGAGATCCGGCCTCATTCAGGAGGGTGCCGTTTCTCCTTAGGCCATAATTACCTTGATGCCTTTGGATTCGATAAATTCAATAGCCTCTTCTTCAAGCCCATCAGCTGCGTCCGCGCACCATTCGGAGTCTTTCACGTCATCAACGAAGCCCAATGATTCGGCATAGGCGATTGTCTCACCAAAGCATTCATAGACATAAACCTTCGATTCCTCGCTCATGCCGTTTCTCCTTCCCCAAACGGATACTCGGATTTCTCATTGCCCGATTCCATTTCCTCGCGAGCTTGGCGCGTTTCTTCGTCAAAGGAAGATCCTTCGCGCCACTTGTCCATGATTTGCTCGCCAGTTGAATCGTCAATGTAGTAAACCCAACCGTTGATCGTGATATACACGCTTTCCTCTGATCGCTTGTCTATTTTCATGCCGTTTCTCCTTCCGCCCAACCCAAAACTGTCGCGCATTCTTCGATCTGCTTAATCGCTTTGAACTTTTGGTGATGCCCAAGATCCGCGAATTCATTCGCAACCATTGCCAGGTATTTCTCTTTGTTGATCAACTCAGTCGCATGGTAACTCATGGACGCAGCCTCCATTAACTTGTCAAAGTCTTCAAGCTCTTCGGAATACTTCAAGTCCTCCTCAACATGATGCTCATGCAATCCTTCGACCAATTTCTCCTTGTCCTCATACCAAACCGCAACCGGGTGAGTCTGATGCGGGACCGTTAACCATATTAACTCACTCATGCCGTTTCTCCTTTCTTGATTGCTTCCGCAAGTGCGTAGGCGTAGGTATCCCCGCGCCATGAGTTTTCCCCAAACGCAATTATTCCTTTTGCCGCAAGTTCCGGGTCAATGATTGCAATGCGAGGATTGAACCCAAGCGTTTCGTTTCCCTCGTCATCATGCTCGAAAAACACGGTTGCAAGAAATACGCGATCCATCTCCTTGTTACGGAAGGAAACGACGTGGAACGGGTAACCCCCAACGCCATTGCGATGATACGCGATTTCCAAAACCTCAATATCGGTTGTCTCGATCATTTCGCTCATGCCGTTTCTCCTTTGTAAATGTTGGACTCAATCGATTCCGATAGTTCTTCCACGAAATCCTTTTCATCCCGGTTGCAATTCGAGAGCCAGTCGTGAACGTGCTTGTAACCCATTTCGCGTTTCACCTCCCAAGTCTTGTTTTCCCAACCCTTGATCTTTTCGAGTTTCTCGTTCTTCGCAATCTGCTTTCGATCCTCTTCGCTATATTCGTCCGGCTTCTTCTCGACGTGAATCGCACGTTCGCAAAAAACGGAACGAAGCCCTGCCGAGATCGTCACGTAAACAAGATCTTGCAACTTGCGTTTGTCTTCTTTCGCAATTCTCGAAATCAAGCAATGTTGTTTTTCAGTTAAGTCAATGGTTATCTTTTTCATGTTGTCGTTCTTTCTCCTTAGTGTTGTTATCGTTATCCGTCCAAGCCCTATAAAAAGCCCCCGCGAGGTATCCCGCCCCGCGAGGGCATAGGACTAGAACAAAAGGGTGTTAGGGGGTTTGTACCTCTACGGGGTAGGTTCCGCCTGTGGGTTCGCAATTAAATCGTTTGCCAAAAAACGTTAGGTTCTCAATTCTTCCCAAGCATCGCAAAACGTATTTCTCTTTTGCGCCATGGGAAAACAACTCGTCCGTCAATCCGTAACGATTGCGATTGTTTACAGACTTGAAAACAGGTCGATTGAAATCGTCAATACCTTCAAACCGTACTTTCTCCTCGCTCATCCTTCCTTCTCCTTCGTACGTTTCACGCATGGCTCAGTCGCGTTTAGTTGCTCCACTATATATTCATGCGCTATTTGATTATTGACCTCGTTGAGGATAACTTTTGCGCGCAACGCCCATGCAGCTGGATGACATTCTTTTTCAAGATATGCAGGTTTGTCCCTCGTTTCTTCAATAATTGAGTCAATCAAACTTAAAGCAGATTGTATCTTAATGCTCTTTGTATTCACTTGTTTGCCCTCTCTCTTATTGCAATTTTAGCCCTTTTCTTGAACCATTGTTCCCAATCAGTATCATAGAAGGTTTCGCAATTCATTTTCATTGATTCCGTGGAAATCAATTCCGCGTATTTCCCCAAACAATCTAGGTAATAATTATACGGCCCTTCGCCCAGTAATTCTAGTAGCTGATCGTCGAATGCAATGGCTGCGTCTGTTGTCCACAACCAAACATTTGAAAAGCCGCAAAAATACTCTTCAAATTTCTCCTCAAACTTTTGAGCGTGTTTGCTAGCGCTGTAATGATAATCTGCAAGTCCTGCAATGGTTTGTCCTGTTTCGATTCTCATAGTTCCACCCCGATAGAAGCGTCCGTATAAGTCCGTGTACGGTCCCGGCGTGAACGTCGCGCGTTTCTCTTTTGTTTCGTTTTTCATTTTTCAGTTTCTCCTTATGCGCTCAAGCATGATGGCCTTGACTGTTTTCAAGTCCTTCTTGGTCTTAAGGTGTCCGTTGCGCTGCACGGTTACGTTCGCAATGACCCCGAGCGAGTCAATCGCCGTTGAACACGTCCAACGGTTACCCCAAGCGCTATGAAAAGTTTGTTTTAGTTTTATTCTTTCTTTCATGCTTTCTCCTGATTTGTCTTTGTAGGTTAAGTTCAAGTTGCTTGCCCCGCCTCGCGCGCTTTGCGCTCTTAACGGTGGTCGATTCTCGACCCGCGCATTGCGTCGCAAGTTTCTCCTTTAGTCCCGCCAAGCGAATGATCTCGTTGATTTCAGCCAACGCCAAGGGCGCGAGGTCCGACATTTTGTAGAGGGCCATTATTCGCTTTCTCCTTTGAGAATGGCTGAGGCAAGCAACGTGCTTTTATGCAACGTCAGGAAACCGAAACAAGCGCGCAGGTTGGTGGCAAGACGGTGCTTGTTTTCATCCATCATGCACAGGTGCGGCGTTTGCGGCAAGACGCTGTCAGCGTTCCATATATCCAAGCAGTCGAGGACCCCGTTTGTATGGCGTTGCCATGTAAAGCTTTTGTAAGTTTCCATCACTCGCCCCCTTTGAGAAACTGCACGGCTTCGCGCTTGTTCGTTTCAACCGTTTCAAGCATCAGGGAGATATCCTTTTGGTTCGCTTTATACCACTCGCTTTTAATCAATTCGCGTTGCCAATAATGAGACGTTCGCTCAATTACTTGCGGAATGTCCCAACGTCCAAGCTCAAGACCATTGCGAATCAAAGGTAAATCGGCATCGTGTTTTATGTATTCTGTAAGAGTTTTCATGGTATTAGCTGTTAATGATTGATTGATGCATGGCCCAAAGAACGGGAATCCATGGGGCGAGAAGGATAAGGATGTCGTATGTCATGGTATCGTTGTGACGTTATTTGTAGTTTGTAAAATTACGAGTTTTTGCCTTGCAGTTCTTGCCATCTTTTAAGAGTTGCAACCTGTAGAATGTGGAAAGCTTGACTCGTGATATAATCGTCTAATCTGACGTTGTCCGTATTAGGGTCATTCTCTATGCGGGAATCTTCCGCCTTGTCGAAAAGGTCGCGGTTTTCAAATCTGACAAAATCAACCAAGCACCAAGCTTTGACCCAAAAGGAAGAATGAGCGCAATTGTCGCATATCTCACGGATTGCGTGCCAATAGTCGAAAGATTCGTCGAGGTTATAATTTTTTACGGATTCCGCGAGTGAATCAATAAGTGAGTCGAATTCTGATGTGTTCATTTGTCTTGTCCTTGGTTTGATTTGTTTAGTTTTGCGGGGTTTCCCGCGTTGGATAATCACAATACTACAAGTTGCGACACAAGGCGCAAGAAAAAAATGAAAAAAAGTTTTGCGGGGTAACGTGGCCAGGGTTGCGGGCAAGGCTTAATGATAATGGATTATCAGGAAATTCATTTCGCCTTCGGATGGCAAAAATAGAATTCGTGCGTGAACCGAGCAAATCTACAAAACAAGCAAATCCACCATATATACAAATACATGAATTGATTTACGCTAGGCCAAGGATACCCGCAACTCAATCGCCTAGCTCTGCCACGGATTCCCGCAATCCTCGCAACGGTGAGGAAATACAAGAGACTAGGAATCTTGTGCTGCCCGAAAATGGCCTCAATCCGGCGCCATATCGAGACGCGGCCAGGCGCGAGCTACTGACACGGGTCAGAGGGGGGGCGGGGGTGCGTGCGTGTCCGCGCTAATTTCTGTATTATCATCACCCCCCGCACAACTTTTTTCGCAATAAGCGCCTTACCGCACGCAATAAGCGCCTTACCGCACGCAATAAGCGCCTTACCGCATCCCTCGCCCATACCGCACCCCATCTTGTCAGAGTCAATGCACGAATAAGCTACCCCCCTCTTAGCCGTACCTGCTTTTCTTGATACCTATGCGGGTTGTAGCGTTATTTGAGGAGGTGTTAATCCCATGCCCATGCCTAATGGCAGGCCACCCTTGGTCGTACAGTTGGGCAAGGGCTATGAGCCACTCGTAGTCGCATCGAGCGGTTTGTATATTTTGTATCCTTTGTGAATGACTACCTCTTTGCACAGTTCGATGAATTCCTCGTCCGTGAGGTGACCCTTTGCCTGATTTGCTTCGACACATAGTATTTGCAGATTGTTGAGCGTATTGTCCCCGCCGCGAGCGATGGGTACGATGTGATCGTATTGATAATCGTCCGGACTGTTCCAATCGAGTGGTCTGCCTGTCAGGGCGCAAGGAAAATGATCTCCGAATTTTGCATGAACGTCTTTGTAATTGAAAGTCATTGATTTTTGGAACTGGTGTGATTTTTGGGTTATGGCCTTTTGTATTTGCCTGGGCGATTTGTGCTGATACCAAGGTTCTTTCGGCGGGGAGATGGTGCGTGGATTCTTGAAGTGCCAAAGTCGTTTGACTATGAGCGGCATCGGGGATTCTTCTTTGTATCTTGCTTCTCTGTCTCGGACCTTTTGTTTTTGTTTGTGTCCTAGGTGGTAGGAAATGGTGGACTTGGAACAGTTTAGATGTTGTTGTATTTTGCTGTATGACCAACCGAGCATTCGGAACCGGATGATTTTCGGCCCCAACCCTTTGTCACCCATCTTCTTGATCTTCTTCCAGGTGTACTACTTTTTGATCGGATGCCTCGGTTGGTTGTTCTTTGACTGTTTTGGACGCACCCTTGAGGATCTCTCGGACTTGATCGGGGGACATGTCCGATTGTCCGAGGGTGACGTTTGCGGATGCGGTTATGTTGGACGGTCTGCCTGAGACGGTGAGGAACTTGTCCATGATGATGGAGACCGCATAGGCAAGGTTTTGCGGAGGTATTTCGTCTAGTTTTGAATGCAGTATGTTGAGCGAGTCCCCGACCATGTTGGAAAGCTTGTTGTTTACATGGTTTAGGAATTCTTGTTCGGTCATGTCCAGTCGATAACGGAGAAAGTTCGCGACCGACTGTCTGAGTTCCGGGTCGAGCTTTTTGAGTTCTTTCGCTTCTGCGGTTGCGCTTGACTGTTTGGCTGCGATTTTCGCGGCTGAATTGATTATTTTATTCTTTGTCATGTCATCCACGAATCCTCGTACGGAGTTTGGTTTTTTGCGTCTTCGGTAGATTCTCGGCATATTTTTTCGGGTTTTAGTGCAAATTGCTTGACATAGCAAGATTAAATACTACGAGTGACTACGCATGGATACTGAGCGAGCGAAAAGGATCTTGGCGGAGTCGGGTATTGAACATTCTGAATTTGCGCAAAAGTTGGGCATCAAGCCCGGTAGTTTGCGGATGAACTTGAGCATGGGTCGCTTGAGCAAGAAAGCGGTTGCCATGTTGTTGGAATTGGAAGCGGACTTGAAGGAGGACAAGAAGGAGGAACCTTCCGAGTCTGCGATGGTGAAGGAAGGGATGATCCGTCAGACTTTGGGCGAACCTTTGGAGAAACTCGCGAAGGTATATACGTTGCCCAAGAATCCCTATTTGCGACTTGTCGAATTCAAGGACGGGACACATGGCAAGTTCAAGGCCCAACCCGGCAAGTTTGGCTTGGGTGCGGTTGTCAAGTTGGTTCATGAACAGGGCGACATGTATCGCTTGGTGGGCAGGTACGACAGGAAGGATCGGTTGGTATGATTGACCCAATAGAACCGAACGACGATTGGAAATGCGACGAGATGTGGGGAGTCGAGGAAGACGAGGATGACGAAACCGAAGAAGAGGAAGAGGAGTGACAAGCAACTCACTTTGCCGGAAGCGCACGAAGCATGGGAACGCTTTTGGGCGAATACGCGAATCATTGGATTCGAGGTGGACGAAGAAGGTGAGAAAAGGGCTATCCGTACGAGCGTTCAACGCATAATGCCAGTTGGCTACGGAAGGTTTGATTTCAAGAACAACCCATGAGCCAAGCAAGCAGACAATGCATTCACGAAATGAAAGCTCTTTTTCACAGATGGGAACAGGAGAGCGACTTGGTGAAGGAGGACATATTGAATTGTTTGAGCGAAGCCTTGGACGAGTATTACAACGACGTCATTGAATTTGAACCTGAGATTGACGAGGAGGAGGACGAATGAACGTTTACCAACCGACCAAGAAGATAAGCACCTGGCAACAAATGGTCGTCCGTCTGACCAAGGAACGGGACGAGTTGGTCGCGAGGAACAAAAAGCTCGAAGAGGAGAACATGGGACTCAAGCGAAGATGTTCCGACCTTTGGCGCGAGATAACGGAAGAAAGAGCGAAGAGTGATTTGTGAAATGTCCACCCGGATTCAACCCGATCTTTTGGAAAAAATACGGGCGAGCGATACCCGTCTCAGTTGTCGAGCTACCACGGTGCGACTTGAGAAAGCTGGGTCCACCATGCTTGAAATTAAGCCAAGAAACGTTGGAACGGATTCGGAGGGATGGACGGTCGGGCCGGAAGAAATCGCGGTCCAAACGCTCGAAGAAGGGTTAGTGGTGGCAATGGAGATATTAGCGAGGGAATGATCCTAACCCTCCAACCCGACGAAGTCCAAGTCTGCCAAATGGTTGGCCGAATGCGTAGTCTGATTGCCCGTGGCAACGGGGTGCGTGATGCGAAGATGGGCGACCAGGACGGAGCGGAAGCGGACGTCATGGGCATGATGGCCGAGTATGGATTTGCGAAAAAGATGAACGTCTTTC